GGCTGAGAAGGGACGGAAGACGAAGCTCACACCGGAGCTACAGGAAGAGATACTTAAATATCTCTCGGCCGATAACTACTTCGAGACTACTTGCTGGGCTGTAGGCATAACACCGCAAACTGGATATAACTGGCTGAAACGCGGTGAGAGAGAATCAGCCGGTATCTTCCGGGAGTTCTATGTCGCCGTAAAGAAGGCAGAAGCCAAGGCTGAAATCATCAACGTGGCTTATATTAAAGCAGGCTCGGATAACTGGCAGTCAAGGGCTTGGATATTAGAGCGAAAATTCTGGAAGCGGTGGGGGAAAAAGGAAAAGCATGAAATAACCGGCGAAGATGGAAAGCCCCTTGAGGTGAAGGGATATATCCACATCAGCCCTGACGACTGGGATAAATCAGCCCCTGGGGAAGAGACTGAAAGCAAGGATGAAAAAGGGAAAGGTTAGTCTAATACTCCCTTTCAAGCCGCTTCCTGTGCAGGTGGAGCCTTGGAGGGATATTTCACCCGTTCTACTTTTAACCGGCAGCGCGGGTGGTGGTAAGTCCCATTTAGCGGCGGAAAAGATACACGGCTATTGTCTTAAATATCCTAAAGCCATGGCGGTCATGCTCCGTAAGACCAGGGAGAGCATGACCAACTCCACGGTATTATTTATGGCTCGAGGAATAATTGGGGCTGATCCCAGGGTAAGGCACTACCCGAGCATGCACCGGTTCGAATATGCGAATGGGTCCGTCTTGGCCTATGGAGGCATGAAGGATGAGGAGCAACGGGAGCAGATAAGGTCTATTGGCCAGGAAGGCAGAGTAGATATCGTCTGGATGGAAGAGGCCTCTAAATTCACTGAGGACGATTTCAATGAGGTCCGGGCTAGGATGAGGGGTAAGGCAGCTCCATGGTGCCAGGTACTCCTTACAACCAATCCCGATGCTCCCAACCACTGGATAAACCGCCGCTTGATTATAGGCGGCGAAGCAAAGGTATATTATAGCGGGGCCCAAGATAATCCCCATAATCCGAAAGCTTACCTGGATGCCTTAGCTTCATTAACCGGGTTGGTGGCAGCCCGGCTGCGGGACGGTAAGTGGGTACAGGCGGAGGGCGTTGTTTATGAAGAATACGACCCATCCCTGCACCTGATAGATCCATTTGAGATCCCCGCGTCCTGGAGGCGGATAAGGGTAATTGATTTCGGCTTTACCAATCCGCTTGTCTGCCAGTGGTGGGCATTTGATGATGATGGCCGAATGTACCGTTACCGAGAAATATACAGGACTAGGCGGCTTGTCGAAGATCATGCTGTGGATATCTTGCGGCTTTCCGAAGGGGAGACTATCGAGACGACAGTCTGTGACCATGATGCGGAAGACCGGGCGACCTTGGAACGTCGAGGTATCCCCACGATACCAGCAATAAAGTTCATCTCGCGGGGAATCCAAGATGTCCAAGCCCGGCTCCGCAAGGCGGGAGATGGCAAACCAAGGTTATTCCTCTTGCGCAATGCCTTGGTGGAAACAGACCCGAGCTTAAAACATAGAGGTAAGCCTACCTGCACTGAGGAAGAATTCCCTGCTTATATCTGGCCTAGCAATGTAGATGGGAAGCCTCTAAAAGAGCAACCGGTGAAAGAGAACGATCATGGTATGGATGCCCTGCGCTATGCGGTCATGAGCGAGGCTGAGACAGAGGTCCAGGAGACAATTGTGGTCTATGACGCCATGGAGGCAGTCAGGGATTTGGAGCTGGTTTAGCCTCTTTTAACCTATTCTAACCGATTTTAACCTAAAATAACCCCTTTTGGCTGACTATAGCGCATTTTAGCAGTATGCCAAGCCCTCAAATAGAAATCTAAGTCCCTTAAAGCTCGAAGTAATACCAGACTACCTTGAATCGTAGATAGAGGTTGATATAATGCCCAGAACATATGAGGTAATCAGGGACTACAAACTATTCATCCCCATTGTTAGGGAAGATGGCTTCATACGGAGGCTTTGTAGACATAGGCACTGGTCTGAACGGGCGGCGAGAAGATGTTTGACTAAAGTTGTGCCGCCTTCCATGCAAAAGGGAGAAAGTAAATGAATCCGAGGCCAAGGACAAAACAGGAAAAGCTAGTGCCGGGCAACGAAGTCGAGCAGCTCATAATGGAGGCCACCCGGCAGGTCGAGGACCAGCTAAAGCTGGAAGATGAAGGATGGATAAACCTCAGCGCCGGGGCCGGCGAGATCATCACCGACATAGAGCGGATAGCCAACCTGAAGCTATCGCGGCTTTACTATGCCAAGGACCCGCTGGGGCGCCAGGCGATTAGGCTCTGGACCGATTACACCTTCGGCCCCGGCATGACCTGGCAGACTGAAGACGAGAAAGCGAAGAAGGCACTCGAGGCTTTTTGGGACACGAAAGCCAATCAAGCTGTTTTATCCGCTCGAGGGCAGCGCAAGTCATCCGACAAGCTGCTGGTTGACGGCGAGGTTTTCTTTGCCATTTTCTTGGGGGCCGGGGGCGAGGCCACCATAAGGCGGATTGATCCGCTGGAGATAGCGGAGATAATCACGAACCCGGAGGATATCGAGGATGTGCGCTTTTATCGCCGGACGTGGATGGACAGGCAAAGCAAACCGAGGGAGTCCATATACCGCAGCACGACCAATATCAAAAATGAAGCGACCCTCGATGCCCTGGGTAAGAGTGTCCAGAAGAACGATGACGCCCTGATTTACCACTTGACCTATAACACCATCGGGCAGCGCGGCAACCCCTTATTGCTGCCGGCCCTTGACTGGATAAAGCAGTATCGGCGCTTCCTGGCCAGCCGCATAGCGATCATGCTGGCTTTGGCTAGGTTTGCGTGGAAGACGAAGGTAACTGGCGGGCAGGCGGCCGTGGATGCCATTAAGGCAAAGACCGATGCCAAGGCAATAGCGGCGGGCTCGCAATTACTAGAAAATCTCGGTTCGGATACCACGCCAATCAAGACGGACACAGGTGCTCGTGGTGCTTATGATGACGGCCGGATGATTAAGCTCCAGATAGCGGCCGCCGTCGGAATCCCAGAGCAATACTTCGGGGATATATCAATCGGCAACCTAGCCACGGCCAAGACCGTGGAGCTACCGATGATGAAGATGTTCCAATCCTACCAGAAGGTATGGAGCGATACCTACCAGGACATTGACGAGGTTATCCTGGAGCACAACCAGGTGGCGGCTGACAAGTGGTATGTGGATAGAGACTTCCCGACGATAGCACCGGCCGATGTGGCCCAGGCGGCTAAGTCACTGGTAGATATCTTGACCGTTATGCCAGAGTTCGCTTACTCACCCGATGTCCAGCAGATAGCCTTGCTGACACTGGGCATAAATAACCCTGCCGAGGTGCTGGATGCGATGGCAAAGGAAACTAAGGGCAATGCGGATGCTAGGTTGGTCAAGGCGTTGAGGGAATTCAAAGAGAGCCTGAAAAACCAAAATAAAAAGGAGGAGTGAAATGGGTAAGGTGAAGACAAGGAGACAGGTAGCAGAGGCACTGGCCCATCAGGAAGGCTATGACTGGGACGCCCTGGATGACTACGGAAAGCATTCTTATCTGCACTATGCAGATGTGGTTATCAGCAAGGGACTCCCGATCCCCGAGGAAACGGTGAAGGAGGAGCCAGAAGCGCCAAAAGAAGTGGAGACAGTAGATGACAACCCAGATATTAGCGGAGCTGGACGAGATAATCAACCTGCTGGAAGCGGAGATACCAGCCAACATCCAAAGCCCAGAAAACCAAAGGCTAGAAAAAAGGCTGCAAAGAGACCTAGCTAATTACTTCAAGTCCCTTGCCGACGCCTTCCCTTATGACCAGGTTGACCAGCTCTATTATAAGTATGTGAAAGAGCAGCTCGGCAGTGAAACTAGGGATATGCTAGATCCGCTGCTGGCTGCTTTCAGTAGCGACCTCTCTTTTCGACTAAACGGCTTTATGGTGACAGCCTATCTCAAAGGCTCGGCCGAGATGATAACCTGGGGCAGGACCAAAGGCGGTATCCCCATAGCCTATGAAGGACCGCCTATAGAGCAGGCCATTAGCTATGCCGAGAGGCATTGCGCCATGCTGGTAACACAGATGGATGTGCAGACGAAGCACCGGCTAGCTCAGGTGGTAAGTGAGGGAATCAAAAATAAGCGAGGAGTGCCGGGGCTGGCCAGAGATATTAGGGGCGAATTTAGGCATATGAGGCGGTATCGGGCAGAGATGATAGCCAGGACCGAGACCAATGATGCCCTATCCCAGGCCTTTATGGATAGGGCACATGATATGAAAATCGAGGGTAAAGAGTGGGTAACCGCCGCTCCCTGCGAGATATGCGCGGAGAATGAGGCGGAGGGGGTAGTGCCCATAGACCATGTATTTTCCA